CCTTTTGCGATTTTATTACTTCCTCTGGATCAATATCTAAAGACTTAGCGATATCTGTTAATAGTTTTTCTCTATCAACCATCTGTGCGTCCATTGGATTATTAATTAAAGAAAGGAACTGTAGCAATCTTTGTGATTGTACTTCTTTCTGTATCAGGGCTGTGGATCCTTTAGCTACAATACGCATATCGGATTTAACATTTTCATTTTCATTCCATGTCATATTCCAATCATATAGTGAGCGTATCATTGGTTTGGTAAGGTAGTCATCAATGTTTTTAATAACTGATTTCAAGACTATGTTTGCGTTGCTCATAAGAATAGAAATACCTGTGGCAGTTCTATTAAGTGAACTTTGTGTTTGTCCGTGGGTGTAGGACGGCAGTGCCGTAGTCTCATCGGCAAATCTTCTAAATAATTCTATAACTGATACAAGTGCTGGGGAGTTTGACTGGGGCTGATAGAATCTAACCATAGGCTGGTTTCCATCTCCGCCCTCTCGCAAAAACACACGCCAAGGATATAACTCCGTTGGGTCTTCACCAGATGCCATGATATCTGTATTAACCTCAACCATAGGACCAGACGATAAAGCCACGTTGTCTAGATAAATTCTTGTAGCTGCGTTCATGGTAGCTTGTGAGTCTCTCATCATTCTAGGCACGCCAGTACCCCAGAATGCGTGAGGATTCTTTTCGTAAGGGAATATAAAGTAAGGTATTACGCCACCAGGCAATGGATTAAGTTGTGCCTTAATAACCTTGCCATCTACTATCCATACATTAGCGTGGTACTCTTGAGCGAGATCATCATCTTCAGCAAACTCAACACCAGCGTCTTGTAAATCGTATCCATTTAATGAACCCCAATATTCTAGGAGTTCAAACTTATTTGTCTCAGCAGATCTATCATTAACATTAGCAATTTGTCTTCTGTCTTTTTCATGCTGTGCTTCGTCATGATTCCCCTCTGGGTTCATCTCTATGCACTCATTAATTAAATCTACATTAAAACCTGGGAAGTCTTTGAGATCTCTAAACTCTTGTCTTGATATGATATGTCTTCTAAATAAGTCTCTTAAATCATCCATGCTTGTCGCGTGAGGATCGGGGTATAAATCAAATACTGATACAGCCTCCATTTCGGGGAATGCACTTTCTTCGTATATTAATTGGAATCCCTCTTCGCCTTTGACCCATCTATGATCTTTGTCTATTCTAAGAGTACCAGCTTTCATAGCACCAGTACCAAAGATAACTTGCTCCATGATAGCGTCTTTCATCTTGCCCTCAAGATTGCTTTCAATAGCTTGGTCGAGGATTGCCTCTTCCATGTTGTCTACTCTTCTGTCTGTCTCTTCTTCTATTTCCTGTTTGAGCTCGTCCATTCTTGCAACGATTAAATCATCTACTAATCCAGGATCGACCACTTCGGCAGCTTGCATAATCTCAAGTGCGGCTTGTTCAGTTAGTTGTTGTTCAACAAGGGGTTGTTTAGAAACGGGTGTTGGTTCAATTGAAAAGAATTTTTGACCAGGTTGAAATAATAAATCTGTGATTCTTGAAAAGGCTGCGAGCACCTTGGTTCGGGTAAGACCAACATAGACTTGCGATCTTTCTCCCTTAGATTGTATCTTGGCTAGAACCTCTGGATCGTACTGACCCATGAATGCTCTTAGGTCTTCAATCCAATCGTCTTCAATATCATCACGAGCATCTTTGTACTCGGTGTATTTAGACTCAAGTATTACACCTAATGAGTTTAGTTCGTATTGCTCTTCATCAGAAGCATCAACTGCTGCTGAGATTCCTTCGGGTCCTAACTCTTTATTCATATATATTTAAAAAAATTGTTTCTTTACTCTTTTAAAGTTCTGCCTATGTTTTCTAGGCATACTGTTCAATCCGAATAAAGCAATAGCATATGCCATTATTCTATCATCAAAACACCCCTGCTGGGCATTCGTTATTCCGCGAGCATCAACGACATATGTTCTGAGTTCGTCAATGAGCTCCATGTCTACTATACCACTTTCTCCTTGTCGTAGTAAGTGTACTAAGTTATCAATAATTAAAGGCTTTGTCTTGCTTGTGGTTAAAAAACCTGCACGCCTGGTTAGGCGGTCTACATATGCATCGTCCACACTTTGCTCAACATAGAGATTCGGATAATTTAATTCTTGTATTTTTCGGATGGTGGTAAGCCCGTGGTTGTTCCTTTCAATGAGTGTCCAGGCTTTATTGTAGAAGTGTCCTATCTTGGCAACTATGTACGCCAGGTCAAACGGGTCAACGTGCCCAGTCCATGTGGCAACCTGGTAGCCCATATGATCTAGCACTTGGATGCAGGAGTAGTCTCCGTGCTCCAAGCCCTCCGCAACATCTACACCTATACAATACCTAAGAGAATCCTTTGGATTCTCGAAAATTTTTAGTAGCCCTTTTTCATGCGGTACGAAGTCACTCTCTCGCACATCGTAGCGGGAAATCGGGGTAAAGCATTCTACTGCTGCTTGATCTATAAACTTCGGCTCAACAAATAATCTACCTGTTGTTAAAAACGCTTCCTGCGGGGTAGACGGGTACTCTTGCCTGAACAGATCCTCGCCACCTAGTTCTTGTATCTTTAAACGCCTAAACATTATCTGCTCATCGTCTAAGCCAAACATAGTCTTCACGTCTTCTTCTTCACGCTCTAATTCAAAGTAGGGATCTACCTTCCTGCGGTAATCGGGCATCATGTACCAAGGAATAAAACATATCTCCCACTCACCTTCACCACGCAAGGCTCTCATGCATGCATCGTAGAACCAGCCACCTGCTCCATTCGCGGTGGACTCTAATAATATTTCGGACTCTGCCTCGGGGACTGTTTGTAAAAGACCAGGGATAATATCTGAGTTGGGGTAGAAGGCTACCTCTGAACCATGCAGATAGTTTGTAGTCCAACCCCTCCCGACTTCACCAGTTCTCGCTGTAGCGATTCTCCATCTAGATCCGTGGGTAAATGCCATAGAGTTACTTGTAGATTCTTTTAATTCTGGTGTAACCATTGGATCAGGCAAGTTGTCATAGAAATTACGCACCATACTAAAGATAGCTTTGGTGGATTCATTAAGGTGGGATACAACTACCGCGTTCTGATTTTGCTCTGTGCTTGTCTTCCAAAATCCCCTAGCCTGGCAATAGGTAGAAATACCTGTCTGTCGACTCTTTAAGATGAGCATTCTCACCCTGCCATGATGAGAATATTGCTTGTTAATCATATCGTCTAACAATTGCTGTGCAAGATTAAATTTAAAGTCAATTAAATTACCCTGTTTGTCTATAATTTTTAAACAATGTTTTGCATAAAGAGAGAGATCCGTTTTGAAGGTTTTTATAATTTTTTGAATTTTATTTTTTTCTAATTGCATTTGTCAGATTCCACCCCCCCCTAAAGGTCATAGGGGTACATGGGTATGTATATATATGAGGTAGCCTGTCCAGCACTCCCCGCCTGGTATCCGCTAGCCGTTATATATTGGGCATTTGTTGGCATGTGCGTTTTTTAGAGTATCGCCTTAATTAAGTGATTCTTTTTCTAGAAAATCTAAGCTTTCAAACCATCCGCTTTCTTTCATATTTACTTCTAACTTCTGCTTTTCGTCAATCATTCCGTAATATTTCATGAGTAATTCTAAGGCTTTTAGACGGCTTCCGCCTGTATGACCTGATACATCTCCCAAAGCTTCCTCTTTGAGCCTCTCTATGATGTCTTCATGCTCTTTTAGATGCCTTTCCTTGTTGTTTTGTTGCTCAACTGCAAGCATTTTCTGAACATCATCATCATTCATCAAGCGATACCCCTGATTATAACAACTCTTTTCTGAGTATCCGCAACGCCTCGCCGATTCTGTAGCGTTCTTAGTTATCATATAATGTTGTACAAACTCCGCCTTTCTTTGCATTAATGTTTTGTCTTTAATTGCCATGTTATTTCTTGCCTTCCTCTATATGGTTTATTGTGTCTCTTTATTATATATCTATATAGCGTTTATGTGTAACTGTGCT